AAAAGAGGTGTTTCGTCAGGGTCAATTCTTTCAATGACATTTGCTAACGATTCTTTTTGTCCAATAGCCGCACTAGTTGACCATGTAGCCATTTTTTATTCCTTCTCTATTTGTTTAAAAGATAATTTACAGCCGCCTCTTTTGAGCCGACCTTCTGAAGATTTTTCCAAGCGTCATCTTTGGCTTTTTGCTTTACATCTATCTTGCCCTTAGGCTGTCCAGATTTTATCATTTTTGGAGCGGCGGTTACTTTCTTCTTAACAACTGCTTTTTTACTTTGCAGATTGTCATAAAGTTGAGCTTTCCTCGCCAAATTAACTATCCTTGCGTCCGTAGCATTGCCTATATCTTCTTTAGAAAATCCATTTGTCTGAAGATAATTTGCAAGTCCTACTTTTTCCTTTTCTGCAATTTCTTGATTTTTCCATTCGGGAATAAGTTCAAGAAGCCGACTATGTTGTGTCGCCAAATGTTGCGATTTCACAACTTGTTGCTCTTGCTGGACTGCCGCAAGTTTTTCTTTCTGATCTCGAATTTGATCTTTGGCCTCATAGTAAGCCATAGGGTCTCGATCTTTTAGTTTTTCCAATTCAACTTCCGACATGGCTGGTTGATTTAGATTTTGCTCCATTTGCTGTAAAACAGCCGCGTACTTCACTCTTTCTTGCTCAAGCGCCGCTTCCTTAGCCTCATTCGCTTTTCGCGATTCAGCCGCTTCCTGTAGGCGTTTATGAGCTGTTTGTTTAAGCTGATAGGATTCAACCAATTCGGATTCATTAACCGAATATTCCTCGCCATCAACTTTTACGGAGTAGAGAACTTCTTCTTCGTTTGTTTCCTCTACTTCTTCCGTCTGTTCATCTGTTTCAGTTTCGGCTTGACCTTCATCGGTGGCCTCTACTTCTTCTTCCTGAACTTCAGGCTGGTCTTGGATTTCTTCAGATGTTTCGCTTACCTCTTCAGGGGCTACTTCGTCTTTTACTTCCAATAGTGCCTCTACCGCTTGCGCGTGAGAGAGCGGCTCAGTTCCATTAGGAATACTGTCCATTTTAAACTCCTTAATTTACGATTTTAAATTTACTTTCCCTTTCAATCTCAGACATTTTGCCTGAGGAAATGAAAGACATAAAATGACCTTTGAAACTATCGAGCGCGAGAATACATCTGTAATAATGCTCTCTGTCCTCAACATTTTCAGGGTCACTTAATCTCCATAATTCTTGATATAAACTCTCCAAATTTTCAAAAGCCTCTACGACTAAAGGCTCTCTTAAAATGGATTGTGCTTTGGCGGCGCGATCTTCCTCGTTCATTGTACATTCGGTAGGTTTGTAGAGATTTCGCCGCCCAATGCTAGTTTTTGCTGTCTAAGTGATAGTTCAGCTTGGAACTCTTGCTTCCTAGCTTCAATCTTTGCCATCATTTCTTCACGCTTGAGCTGTATTTCGGCTTGCATCTTTTCGCGCTTCAATGCTATCTCAGCCTCCATCTCTTTCATTTTCATCTGGAGTTCTAGATCAGGCTGTTGCTCTTGCTGTGGGGGTTGAGCAAGTGCCTGATCTATTTCCTCGCCAGAACTAAAAAATTGCTCGGTATCCTTAAAGCCAGCCATTTCAGCTATTTTTCTAAGAGTGTTCACATACTGGCTCGGCTTCACAACAGGATTATTCGCTCCTAATTGCTGAAGAAGTTGCTCCTGTTTGCCAGCAATTTGCACAAGCATTTGCATCTTCTCTTCTTCTTTTCCATTACCAACGCCTATATCAACCTCAAGATCAAATTCGTTCTCAAACGCTCTCGGATCAATATCCACATATTCATTTCGCAACCTAATTGTCATAGGCTTTGTCTGATGCTTCTGAAGCAGTTGTAAAACTCCAAATGCTAGGTCTCTACACCCTGTCTCTGCAAACACTCTGGCTATCATCTCAACTTTCAAGGCAGAACCTTGTATCGTCTGATTTACAGCGTTGGCTGAAGTTGACTGCAACACTTTAGGGTCTAGACCCATCGAGGCTTTAGAAAAGCCTGTACGCTGGTCTCTAACCTGATCGACATACTCAAGCATATTAAATGCCTGACCAGACATTTGCGGCACAGAAAGAGGCTGTACCATGCCCTGATTTCTCATCCTTACAATCCCTGCTGGCCTTGAAGTCAGGAGGTCATCTAAGTTTACCTGACCCTCAACAACTGCAACACGCTGGTTGTTTGTAAGGTACAAATTATCAAGCATATTTCTAAAAATAGAACTCTTAATTTTTTGCAAGTCCATTACCATTTCGGCAACAGAGCGTCCAACCATGCGGTGTGGCATTAGAACAGGCGATAATAATGCAAAAGGCACATGGTCAAACGGCTCATTCTCAACAATCTCGGAACTCTCTCCAAGACAGACAATTCTTCGTAATTCTGGAATATTGTCGTTATTGTAATCACATTTAATATATCCCTCAGTCACCAATACATTTCGCATTGAGGGGTCAGAGGAATCTTGTTCTGAGGAGCTGGAAATCTCCTGATGTCTTTGCTGTCGCTCTGGCTCATCATCAAGGTTTTCACCGCCAGCCAGCTTCAATACCAAATCGGCATCGTAGCCCTGTTCTATAAGATCACCAGCACGAACTTCTGTCCTGTGGGCAATGAAGTCGCAATCCTCCAAAGAAGTCGCTCTACGGCTAAAAATCAGCTCCTCAGGAGGTATATTATCAATCTTGACCTTACCGCCTTTTAGTCGCCGTTTTACTTCTACAGAAAATGTTTGCTCGATAGGTTGTTCCTGACCCATCTCGTCTACATTACCAACTTCTGTCATTTCCTGAGATACCAGCTCAATATCTGGATCATCAAGTAAAAGCGTCAGCTCATTTTCTGAAAGACCAGAATATTTTTCCTCAACTGTACTCTCAGATTCTTCCCAGTAAAACTTTACAGCCCCTAATTTAAAGAGGAGGCCATCTTTGAAGAAATTATGTAGTATTTTAAAGCCATTGTTCTGGCTATTGATTACATAATTGACAAGTTCAGTCGCTTGCTCTGCCGATTTAACATCTTCCTTCTTTCGACCAGCAAAACGCACAAATTTATTACTAGACGCGAAAATTTTCATCAAGGAAGGCATCAGATACTCAATAACGTCCGAAACCTCTGTACAGACTACGCTTGAGCGACCTTCAACCTCATTTCCAAAGGGTTCGCCCAAATAATACGATAACGTATCCTGTCGATCTCCTGAAAACTCAGTATCGTAGTAATTTACGGCTGAAGTAATCTCATTTTTAACATGAGATTGAAATTGACTTTCGTCCATTACTTTTTCTTTGCCGCCTTTGGCTTTTCAGCCTTCGGAGCTTCCTTTTTCGGCTCTTCTTTCTTTGGAGGCTTATTCTTATAAATTACACTCATAATTTTTTCCTTTATTTTATTTAGAACTGTATTTACCCAACCGAACATTTTGCGTTTTCTTCCTTTTTTTCTTAGATTTAGCCTTTTTCTCAGGCATTATTTTAATTGTCTTGGAATACATCATTTATTTGCGTTTCCTATTGAGTTATATCTGTGTTAGCTAAAGCTGTTACGCCTACGCCAGTACCAGCCGTTGTAAAAAAAACATTCCCAAATTTTTTAAACAAATCTTTTCTTTCTTCATCACTTTTGTATTTATGTATATTCTTAACACCATTATTTTTCAGTATTTCAATGGTTTCTTTTTTTGTTTCGGCTGGAAGTATAGCCCCTTCAAATTCGCCAAGTTGAACGCCTCTTTGCGGTTTAATCTCAAAATATTCAGTAGGCATATTTATAAGTTTTTCTCTTACTTCTGCGGCTAATTCATATACCTCATTATCAATATATTTTTCATAAGGGGCAGAGTAAGGGTGAGAGCCTAAGCGATCCAACATTATGTCTTCAAACATTTCATCGGCTGTTCTATATCCAACACTATCAGGAAGTTTCTTTGATAAAAGCGTCATCAAAGAATCGTAATCAAGCTCTACTTGATTTTTTATTTCTTCAAAATTTTCTCTAGAAACCACCTTATCTCTTTCAGCTTTTATCTCTGATATATTTTTAAATTGTGGCGATAGTTTTGCTCTAATAGAACCCATTGTGTGATGGGTACTTTCCATTCCAGCACCACGCTTCTTTTTCATTATTTTAACGTAATTTTTAAGAGTAGCTGGTAGGTACTTACGACCATAATCTGTGTACTCAATAAATATTTTCTCTTTGCCACTTCCCCCAGCCGCAATCATATCTTTTCCCAATCTATCAATGTAATCCTGATATCCTGATCTAAAGTTATCAAAAGAGGAGTGGTTGTAAGTGTCAGGATTTTCGCCAATGCTTTTTAGATAAGATTTTCTTAATCCTTGACTACTGTATGTGCCTTCATCTCCTTTATACAATATCTCAGCAATATCATCTATATCTTGATAACTCTCATTAAGCCCTAAATCCTCAACAAATTTCTTTGCTTTGCTATTCATAAAGGTATCAGCATGAGGTCTCCTTGTAGTATACCCATCAGCCCTAAATATGTCATTTAACCCACTAGGCTTTGCCATGTTTGGGTTGCCTACAAGCGTGATTTCTCCAAAATTCATTAAAGGTTCATCAACTTTTGAAATAGCCATTGAAGGAGATGGCAATCCACCAAGTCTATCAATACTCTTCACTGCTTCCTCATTTAGATTGTGGTGAACAATTAATGGGTTGTCTATTTGGTCTGCTTTATCGTCTACTTTAAGTAATGGCGCAGTATCGTCAGTTGCTTTTAATAAACTCTTTGCTTTACTAGCTGGAACTACAGGCAGTATTGCCATTGCTGATAACAAACCAGCCGTTGGTAAATCACCCTCTTTTGCGGCTATTACCGCATCTGCAATAAGGCTTGCATCACCAGTTACAGGCGCAACATCTAATAAACTCGGCAAACCTTTCGCTACAGTAGGGTTTACGCCCATACCAGTCAGTAAATTAAATGGCACTCGTCTAATAGGGTTTGGGTCTGAACCAAATTGATTTATAGCCGCCGCATCACTCTCAGCCTTTGCCATCTCAAGACTTCTCTGGCTCGGCAGAAAATCAAAAATATTAAAGGGATTGGAAAATGTGTTCTGTCCTAAATTCATACTACCCAGCTCGTATCGTATTCAATTTCTTTCTTAAATGAGTAGCCAGAGTACGCTCCAGAAGCTCTCGCTCCCTGACCAGCAAAAGTTAAAATAAAAGAGTCGCCAAGGTCTGGTGACCGAAGTCCTCTTTTCTTAACTGAATCTTTTGACTCACACTTAAATTTACCATTTGAATTGATTGTATACCTCAAAGATGACAGCTCATGGATTAGCTCCTCATCATTCGGAATTTTACAATCTCGCGCCTCCAACCACTCTCTCGCAGAGAACCACAGCTCGTCACGCAATTTCATATATTTCTGTCTAAGGCTCGGACTTTCGGCAACATTTACGCCTCTGGCTGGCAGTCCTAACTCAATTAATCTGTCCACAACACCTGACCCCAAGCCAATGCTGTCTATTAGCAGCTCGGTTGGGCGATCAGGGTAGGGGGTCGCCTCATACTCTGTCAGAATAATTCCAACAGTTTCCATTATATCCTTATCGCGCCATGTCTTTATCGGCTCAATCAGCACATTGCCTTTTCTCTTCGCCAACGCTGATCGGTCAGAGCCAAATCGCGCAATATCAATTCCCCACACAGGCTGTATTTCCATCGCCTCAACATCTCTGGTTACGGCTTCCTCCAGCAAGTGGCGCGGAATAATTGTGTCGTCATCTGTCTCAGGCGGTAAGCCAAGACACCGAATACGAAAAGTATTACTCTCCTCACCATATTGGCGCTTCATGTCCTCGATCCACTCAGGAGAGACCATTTCAGAGTCGTAACACGACACAGTCATTTTATAATATCGCTCGGCATTTTTTCCAAAGGCATCGGCAAAGAAGCCAGTGGAGGAGGTGGGGTTGCCCACCATAATCACCTTCGCGCCCTTAGTCGATAGCGCTCCCTGAGCCACCTCTAGCACGATAGGATCAATACCAGAGCTTTCCTCTAGGATAAACGCTAAATTCTCGCCATGAAAGCCCTGTAGCGCCTCTGGGTTCGCTCTTGAAGCTGTCCTCGCATATGCGCCGCTCTCAGGTACATTTTTCAGCGTTATCTTGTCTGCCCCAAATATCAGCTCATTCTGGAAGCCTATAGGCAGTTTCTTCGCCCACTTCTTAATCTCGCCCCACAAGACTTGCTCCAACTGGTTCTGCGAGTTCGCCGTACAGGGTATCTTTACAGGGTAATGCGTAGTAAGTAGCCAAAGTATGACCCAACTCAAAAAAGCAGTCTTTCCTACGCCATGAGAGGATCGGATTGCAATTTTGTCATGCTTCGCTATGGCTTGCAGAGCTTCGCGTTGCCATTTCTGTGGCTTTATTCCTAAGAGTTGCTCCACAAACATCTCAGGGTTCTTCCTGAGGGTTAGGAGTGTCTCAGATAATTCTATATTTTTTTCGCTGTCCATAAGTCCTCGTTTTCGCCCATAGGGGGGGGTAGAAAAGGTAGCCGCCCTATCTAGGGAGGAAAAAGGGCGGCTAGTTTCGTGTGGCTCGTAGTCGAGCAGAACTTGAGCCACTATTCCAAAAGGGAAAGTTGGAATTAGAATTGAGGTTATATAATAATCAATGCCCCTCGCGTGTGCGATATGGGGGGGGTTATAAAAAAACCTGAAAAACTAGAAAAAATCCCTAAAAATAGGGGTCAAAATGTTCTGTTTGCGACATATAATCCTGTAATATCCGCTAAGTCATTGTTTTTATTGAATATTCCCATTCGCATAAGAAACATTATGTGACTTTTTATTCTCAGGAGTGATGTCAACAAGGGTAGGAGACTGCTCCTCAAGTATCTTATTTTGTTGGTTAATCCGCTCGGCTACATCATGCAATGCTGAAGCAAATTCAGAGTTGACTGTATCGATCTTCACCTCTTGAGGTAGGAATTTAGACAGTAAATTCAATGACTTACAAGCATCCTCCTCGATCTGGTCAGCCAAGAGCTTGGCAATCGGCTTGTTTCGATTGTGGAGCAGACGGAACGCCTCCCTTATTTCCTGTCTCAGACGCTTTACTATCTGAGTTCCATGCCCCGAACCCAGAGGTCTACCACCTTTTTTCTTTGGTGGATTATCAATAGTTGTTTTCTCTATTTCCATAAATCGAATCAATATGTTGTGAAATTTTGTCTACAAGACACTATATCTTGATTTTACTATAAATGAATCAGAAAACTCGCAAAGTCAATACTTCGTTATCGAAATCCTAAAAAATCTGCAATAAAGTCACATCCTTCGCAGAATAACCGATACCGCCTCCGCTCTGGCCTACAGTCTCCCATTGGCTCATGATATACACAAATCTCTGTCAATACTTTGAGATGAACTTCCCTCATGCCCTTGCAAGTCTCCAGCTTCTCTAACGCCTCCTTTCGCCGTAGAGCATACTCAGCTTCATTTTCTCCCACTGACACGCTTTTCCCTCTCGGCGTAATGTCCAATATATTCCTCTGCTTTGATCCAGCCCAGTAGCCAGTATATCGTGTCTCATAAGCCTTCGCTGCTTCGTACTGCCTGTTCGTTATCTTCTCTCGGAAGAAAGCCTTATCGAAGGGCGTAGTTCCTCTGTTCACAAAAACCTTAGCGCCGCGTTTTCCGATCTGAACTAAATCGAAATCACTTTTGCTAAACGCTTCTGGCGTTGGAACTTCACCTGATGGATACTTGACCTTCATTTGTGCTTCAACAGCTCCTTTTCAATCTCGGCTATCCTTCTTCCAATGCCAGCATATCCAACCAAATCTTTCCAGCTATCATCATGGGTCTGATCGTTCAGAGACAGCCTCGTCATCTTCATAGCCATCATGCAGATCACAACCTGATTGGCTGTGATCGGTCTCTTTAAAATGACACTCCACATTTTCGCTATCTCTTCATGCAATTCGAAAGGATCGCCATAGTCTACATTTCGTGTCTCTAGCGTTTGGGCAACAGTAGTAATCGCGTCTATGTATTTTTTATCTATCATTTTAAAATGGTATTTCATCCTCTTCTAATGTGTAATTTTTAAAATATGCCTCAACCAACTCCAAACCTCTGTGAGTCGCCTGAATTGCCTCCATCGTAACCTGATGATCTTTTGGCTCTAGCTGAATTGCATCCATCAAAATCTCCTCTTGCCGATAAAACTTTTCCTTCAGCTCCTTTTCCAGAACCTTCCACTGCCACGACTTAATCTTGTTACGCCGCTCCTGTAACTTATTGGACGCATCTAAAACCACATGAACTGAAATGTCGCTCATGCTAATTTACTGCGGCGGTGATACAGCCCTCCGTAACAACCATCCTCCGCAGTAGTATCCGCTCCCCTTAGGGGGGTGCGGTGCGGATACACATTTATGCGGAATTTACCCACTGCGGAGAGGTGCGGTTTACTGCGGTTTACTGCGGATTGGTGCGGATATTTGGTCACTTTACCCACCCCTTTTTACGCATCATTTCGTGAAATCTAGCCGCAGTTTTGGGGTTTTTTGCCCTACTTGAGAAGCTGTAAATGTGACCTTTATCCCTCTCAATTGGCTTCAAAGCGAACTCCTCAGCAATGGGTTTTCTCGGTCTATGTGCGCCGCAATAGTAGAGATTTCGCTTCTCATTCCAGTAGATACCGACAGCATCACAATCCACGCATTTCATGATTTCTTTGCGTCCTTCCAGCTCCCTTTTTGTAGTCGCTCTGGACGGCCTTTCCTGATCTCTGTAGTCACCTTTTTCCATTTTTAATCTCCTCTTTAAGTGCCTCAAATTGATCCTCTGACATCCCCTTTTTGATTGCTTCTACGAGCAGTTTAATGTCCGAGATGTAACGTAAATCCGATTGTATTCTCCCTAATGCAATGGCCTCTATTTCCATTAATTAGCCTCCATTGAATTGAGCCAATGCACATTCTCTTCATCATCTTTTGATATTTCTTCGCCCTGACGAATTATCGGTGCGTAATTAAACTTCTCCCACGCAAGATTGTCTTTATATAGGCGCTTTCGGTTGTGAAACTGTGAGAGGCACTTATCAACAGCTATGGCTTGCCTTGCCGATATGTCTCGATTGATGCTATCAAAATACTGGCTATACACACTTTCTAAAAAGTTGTGCGGTCTGCATCTATCTCTGAAGAATAGGAGCATTTCCTCCCACTCTAGGATAAACTCCTTACTCGGCTTTATTCTGTAAGTTCTAATTGTTTGCGCCATCATATCCACCCTAATGTTGGTTGCTTTTTGTTATTCTTTGTCCACACAAACCAAGCCAGTGCCATCATGCCTCCTGTGTATGGCTTTCCTTCTTTCATTAAACTTTGCCTCTGGCTGAATACCCAAACCCTAATCGGAGGCGTTTTCTCAAAGAATTTACGCCTTGCCTGACCCTCCAGAAAGTTGAGCTTTAGGAGAAGTGCCACCTTATATCTCGACAGCTCCACAGCCTTTTCTGCGAAATCGAGAGCATTTTTATATGGTGGATTGGTAATTATATTGTCTCTCTGCTCTCGCTCCATCAGGAAATCTATATTAGGAGACCCAAAGCCGCGATCTACCAGATCGGTACTTTCCACATTATATTTTGCGTCCTCTAAGACTTTGGAGATATGACCTTGCCCACAGCATGGCTCGTAGATATTCCCTACGAAATTCTCTACATCCAGTAACTTCCAAGTTGCCTCAGATGGAGTTGCATAAAAATCATCCTTTTGCCTTGTGTCACTAACTCCGACAATTTTCATTGCTCGGTTCATTCCTCAAGCTCCTCTGGCCTAGCGTCAGGCAATGGCATATCGACTACGAAATCTTGCATCACAACGCATTTATTCGGAGTTCCAATTATCTCCTTAGCTTCCCTGCATTCCTCGACTGATCCAAATGTATAGAAAACCATCAGAACTACTGTTTTCATTTCTCCACCATCACATTATTTGAGCCAGCTCTTACGACCTTGACGACACGCCCATTTCTCCCATCGTGTTCCTCATCGACAGTCAGCACATCTGTTGAGACCCATGTCTTGATTATTGTATTGATCCGAGACTTGTCGCCCTTGTCATTGGCATTGAGACCCAAGACTTCGCCCACAACTTTCCCAACCCAATTAGAGCTGGCGTGATGGTACTTGTACGGCGTGTCTGTATCGTCCACTGCTAACTGTACTTTTCTGGTGTCAGTCTTTGTAATTCCACTGAAAGCGTCTGGAAATTCCCACTGCTTAATGACTGCAACCCAATCTCCATTATCGAGCTGTATGGCTTCCTTTTCAAACCACATAGCCTTTTCAAGAGGCTTCGAGAGGTTATTCTTACCTCCACTCTCAATCCTGAAATGATTAATGTGAGTGTCCAGCCCAGCCTTTAGTGCCTCATCCTGAGACATGGCATTAAGACTTCTAGCGGCTCTCACTGAAGCTACGAGACTTGAGCCACCTCTTGCATCTTCCACCTCAGCGACACGCCCATTTAATTTTCTCGTGTGATGTACAACTTCGACTGAACAATTACACTTGTCAGCAAGCTGAGAAATGCGCTTTCCTAACATCTTAAAGACTTCATTAGTCTCTGGGCTACTGGTCATATTTGCCAGTGGATCGGCGGCGAAAACATCTATGCTGTGATCGAGACAAAACTGCTCTATCTTTTCAAATGCCGCCTCATTAATAATTCCGTCATTCCCTTCAGCTAAAACAATATCCTCATCTCTACCTGAGGCGATAAAGAGCTGACCCACCAGCTCCTCCTGAGGGATTTGGAAATGGGAGCATACAGATAATACGCGGCGTTCTATTTCTTCTTTTGGGTCTTCGGCATTAAAATATACGACTTTACTTGTGGACTTTGGCTCTACACCTAAAAGGTCGCGTCCAGTACACATGGCTATACATTCTGTGAGTACCAGTGTGGATTTACCAACACCGCCCTGACTGACAGTTGTAGACGCAAATTTTCGGATGTAGTGGTTACTATATATAAAGTCTCTTGGCTCGATGCTCAGAGGATTGACAACTTCCCAGCTAGAGAAGAGAGATACAGGAGTAACCTTAGTCTTTAGGATGCCTGTCCTTTTCATTATTTCCTTAAGGTCGCCAATATCGTTCTTGGAGATAAAGTCGGCGACATCTTCTTTTTCGTCTACTGGCAACTTCACCAGCTTTATAGCTGAGGCTACCCCCTGAAGATTTCCTATTACTATTTCGGCGTGTTTAGACCCAGCCGCATCATTATCAGGTATAATAATAACATTACGCTTTCTGAAATATTCATTAAGCGCTTTATTCCAGTTGCCAGCTCCACCACTATTGCAAGTGGCGACCAACCCATGACTTGCTAATAAGTCTGCGTCTTTTTCCCCTTCCACAATGCAAATTGGTTCGCTGGGGTTTTTAATTATATCTTGTAATCTGTAGGGAAGGGGAGTGATGCCACTCAACCCATAAATGTACCCATTACCATTCTTGTGTCTCGGTCTAAATGTTTTTGGCTCAAATCGGCAGACTTCATAAATCTCTTCGCCATTTTCATTCAGGTAGGGATACCGAGCGACCAGCTTCCCTATGCCTTTTTTCTCCATAGGAGGTAAATAATCTTTTGGGTCTTTATCAAATCTCTTTAGGAGGTCTACAACGCCGCCTCCCTCATTTGCCTCATGATCGAAAAATGTATTCTTATCGAGATCAATTGACATTGAGCCATAACTACCAAATCGCAGTTCGTTATTATTACTGAGCCGTTTATTTGGCTCTCCTAATAACTCTAATGCTATGTCTTTAATTTCGTACATTCTGCCCCACATAAAAAAAAGGGAGGGAATTACCCCTCCCTACTGCACCTCAGCTAAAATATATTTTCAGCAATTGGCTCAGACTTCTGAGTGGTCTGTTCAGCCATCTTTGGGGATTCCACCCAATTCCCTATTTTGAACATAGGTATTCTTGTAGTTCTTCCTTTCCCAAGATTTTCATTCACTGCCTCTTCACAAATCACTTGGACACATTTATCTTTATTCTCGGCTATGCCTCCCTGAAGGTTACCCCACAAAGTTTGGAAACCCTTGTTGACACCAAAGCCATTTGAACTCCATTCTCTCCAGCCGAAATCCTTAACAAAGACATCAATGGCAAAGCCGCGCTTATAGTCGCCCTCAGGCTTTTGACCTTTTACGCCTAAGTTCTGATCCCACTGCCAATCTGGAGCTTCTCCAGCTTGTATAAGCCCCCAGCCAGTTTTTAGGGAACTTGGGTCTAGAATGAACCCCTTTAAATTGGTTTCTTCACCATCGAGAACCCAGACATTATCTCTTGGCTTAAAGCGAATAAATTCGCCACCACCTTCGTTTGTAAGTCCTAATTCCATCTTTCTATTTCTCCTTATCTATTTCTGTTTCTGATTTATCTGCGCCCTTAGACGCAAATTCTGAAAAAAGCTCTTCCGAGAAAACGTAGAGCCTTTTATTCCTATCGGAGCGCACAACTAAAATGTCTGCGTCCTGAAGCCACTTGTATAATTCCTTAAATCCAGTTTTGCGGCGCTTGCACTCAATGGTTAATCCTTCAAGCTCGACATCTCCTTCAAAGTCCTCTCCTAAGTGCTTGTATTGACCACTAGCAAAGACCCTTCTGACGTTAGCCCCAAAGTTTTTCCAGAAGGTTACAACCTCATGCTCTAGGACGTATCCACGCTTTTTATTGCCCTTCATGTTCCAATAACCTTTGAAATTTTTTCTAAGTGATTTGATATATTTTCTAAGGTTACCGCGTCTTTTTTACGATTTTTCCATGTTTCTATTATGAGCGCGTCCACATACTTAGACATCGACTTTCCATCAGTTTTAGCCAGCTTATTCAAGTAGTTACAGGCGTTTGCTGATAAATATAATTGCTGTTGTCGAACTGTCATTTCTAATAATTGCCTAATAATTGTAAAATAATTGTAAAAAGGTAGCCTTAGCACTTGTAATCTATATTGATAGGTGATATCTGTATAGAAGAAATTGAGAAGAGATTTAGAAGGATAGTTAAAAAATGATTGAAGCACAGTTTGAAATTTGCAGAGGACAGGGCAACGGAATGTATACGTTGCGTAGCTTCACTGGATACGACAGAGATGATAATGAAATTTTCTCATACGTTAAAACCCTAGCTCGTAATCCTCATAAGGCTTTAGAGAAAGCTAGAGAATATGTGAAAGCTGAAGGGCATGACCCTGATGGTTTTTTTGAGGGTGATACTGTAAAAGTATTAGGTAGCTTTGACCCAGAGGCTTCTGCACCTCTAACAAATTGGGGCGAGTGTGACCCTGAGTATCAAAATAATATTTCTAGAGTTGAGCATGGAATTATGCCTTTTGGTAAATATTATAATCATCCTATTAGTTTAGTTCCTGTCAGTTATTTATTTTGGTTCTTTGATGGTGACATTGATAAGAAGCAGTCTAGTCACATTAGGGAAAAGATTAGGTTGCAAATTCTAGAATACAGACGATCTGATTTTATGGCTTATGTAGAAGAGATTAATGCCAAGAAAGCTAAGGCAGAGGCAGAGCGTGAGATTAAGCGTAACGCATCTCGTCATGTCGGTCAGGTTGGTGAGCGTATCGACATCATTGCAAAGATAGGAGTGATTAAATCTTTTGATGGAACTTATGGCATTTCTTTTTTCACAATATTGGAAACCACAGATGGTAATGTTTTCAAATATGTCGGAAGTGCTTGCTTAGGTGAAAAGGGTGACACAGTTAATCTTAAAGCCACTGTGAAAGGCCATACCGAGTGGGAAGGAATTTCCCAGACAATAATTAATAGACCAAAATTTATATAGGGAGAAGAATAATGCTAGAGCAAATCCAAAAAGCATTTACTCAGGTTGACGCTCTTATGTTTGAGCGTCAGCTAGAGTGGGCAAAGGGTCGTAAGGAAGCCTTGCAAAAATTTGATGAGGAAGCTCGTAAAGAGAAAA